AAGCTCCGGGAATAACTATATCCCCTACAGAGTCTTTATTGCCTATTGCTGAAACAAAACACTCAACAATTCCTTGCGCTTTATCAACGCCAATTTGACCTGAAATAGCCTTAAAAGCAACATCAGAATCGCTAGAAAGTTCAGGAGTAACCACTGAATCTATAGTTAAAGTTGTCATAACACCTCAATTTTAAGTTCCGAACACTTATATAGTATAGTAGTTTAGGGTAACGTGCAAGCACACTTTATATAAAATAGTTTTCTATACTTTATATAAACTATCTACTGAACTTTAAGAAACACCTGCAATTAATTGTAAGGGAAGGGGGCGATAATGGGTCCCTTGGAAACCTTATTGGCAAGCTATTTACTATGAAAGGCTCGTGTATTGGCACGTTATCCCCTCTTAAAAGCCTATGAGTCTCTCTAACTCTGTTGTCGTGCATTGTAATCCACGTCTTTTTTATTGTAGGGTCAGATAGTGCTGAATCGTACAGCCCCATGTTATAAGACCCTAGTATTGCAGAATCCACAATTATTTTCCTACGCTTACTTCGTAAAAGACTAAAAACACCTTTTATCAAGTAATACGCTAATAAAACTTTAAACACTATATCAATATCTTCGTCTTCTCCTTGAATGCTAGCAGCCTGCGATAAGGCTTGAACAATGTACTTTTGTGTGGTAGAATTAAAAGTATCAACCGCTGAAACTTGCTGAGACATAGCTGCATTAGCTAAATCTTCTTGTACGGGGGTACCATAACCTTCTTGAATGTTGTCTTTAATGCCTTTTTCATAAGCTTTTTTCATTTCGTTCACCAAGGGATCAGATGCTGTAGTTAATGCAGCTAGTGAAACAACTGATGCAAAATCAGCTTGATCACCTAAACCTATCAAAGCTTTTGTTGCGTCTTCTTCTAGTGCCTCTAGGGATATTCTTTCTTGCTCATCAATAACAGCATCTAAAACTGTTTTCAAAGAAGATTCTAAAGAGGTTACAGACTTCTCTACCTTAGTTTCCCAAGTGGTTTCTAAAAAAGAGGCTTGCGGGGAAAAGGGAGGCTCTTCTCACCCTCCTCTTCTTCCTCTTCCTCTTCTTCTATCTCTAACCCATCTAGTATAGATGGAACTTCAGACGCAGGTAGTTCTATTGAATCAGTTCCTTCAACTTGCCCTAAGGGAACAAATGCTCCTTGTTCAGGACTAAATTCAGAAGCTACAGTTTGTGTAGCGTCAGCGCCTTGCTGCCCTAAAGGAACATTAGGCTGGACACCTTGTGGTATCGGCTCAGTTCCTGCTGGCGGCGCTCCTTCAACCCCATCAGGGGCGCCTTGGGCCACAGCCATTGGGTCAGCGCCAGCAACGCCAGGCATTCCAGCAGGCATTCCAGCAGGACCCCCAGCGACAGCTTCCGCATTAGGGTCTTCCATTGGCTTCTCTGTGTTGGCTATTGGGGTTAGGTTTGGATTAGCTAATATGGAATCAGCTAAATCAGCTTCCACTTTCTTCCTACCAGTAATACTTCTATACTCATTAACGCTTATAAGTCCTTGCTGATACTCTTGTAAATGAAACGAACTTTGCTCTTGCTGAGACAAAATAAGTATAGGCACACCCGTGGTATCAAAGTCAACGAAATACTCCTCACTAATTGGATCAAAAGACCTAGCAATTAGATCAAGGTGCGGCTCCATAGTTTCCATCCAGAATACTTTACCTTCTTCCATAGCGTTAGAAAATGTTCTATTAGCAGAGTTACCTATAATTGACTCTGGAACGCCAAAAGCAGCTAAGATTTCTTCTTTGTTTAAAGTACGCATCTGTATGTAAGCTGCATCTCTTGGGGATGCGGCTGTATCAACAAAGTCCGCACCATCGTCTGATGCGATAACCCCTACAGCTCCAGTCCTTGATATATTTCCTTGAAAGCGTGATCTAAGCTCATCTTTATCTTCTTCGCTTATTTCACTTCTAACTACGAGCAATCCACCCGGCCTTCCATCGTTTACTAAGAAGTTTCTGTTGTATATTTTTGCTAAGTTCTCTACTTCTATTGCTACACCAGCAGCTTGCATTGGCGTCATAGAGAGGTACGGATCAAGTGGGTGGGGCCGTCGTATCCAAATAACATTCTGTGGCTTTATAATTCTTTTATCGCCCTGCGGAAGCTTAACTTCATACCCAGAAACAAACTTACTTATATGTGGTATTGGGGATGTGTCTTGCGGAGGCAATAAGTGCAGTGCCATTGGGTCGCCAAGCCTATCCCGAACAACCTCTATGAAAACACCACGTGAGCTCATCAAAAGTTGAGCAGACAACCGATATCTAAACGCAAAAGCATTTTCTCCAATGTTTGAAGTGTTGTTAAATACCTCTAATACGGCGTCATTTGTGATTACTTCACCAAAAGGATTATTGTCTTTTCGGAAAATCATAGGCAGTTTTGCTTGGTTTGACGCAATAACATCAATGCATCTAAAAACCCATGTTATTTTAGCAACACCGTCTTGATACGCTTTAGTTATATCCCAACCATCATGGTATCCTGTTTTGGGTTGAAGGCTTGGACTATATGCGATTGGAGCACCTACCGAAATAGCTGCTTTTCTCTGCAGCCCAGTAAGATCTTCAAAAGATTTATTTGTTGTTGGGTTCCACGCCATTATTCAGCCCCTAAAATGTATCCGTACCAGACAGCTAGTAGTCCACCACTTGCAATTCCTACCCCTAAATGTACTATACTAATACCAAGGGCTAGTGTTATTATACCCCCACTTATTAGTAAATGAGCGGCGTTAGTGCGATTTAAGTATTTTGTTAAAAATTTCATTATATCAATAGTCTATCAATAATTTGTCAAGGAGACAACTAAAAAATGGCGGTACAGGAAGCAAACTGGGAATCCATACATCAATGGCTTCAACCAAAAAGATCAGACTACTGGGTAGAAGAGCCTTCCCTAACACAAAAAGTCTTTTTAAAGACCACAGCACAAGAAGTTCTGTTTGGAGGCGCTGCTGGCGGAGGAAAAAGCTCAGCGTTGTTGATGGCCGCACTCCAATATGTAGATGTTCCTAATTATTCAGCTATCCTTTTCCGTAGAACTTATGCCGACTTATCACTACCAGGCGCTCTTATGGACAGATTTAGGGAGTGGATTGCCACATTTGATGACATACACTGGAATGCTAACCAGTACACAGCTACATTTCCTAGTGGGGCTAGAATTACATTCGGATACTTAAACAACAGTCAAGACTACCTAAGGTATAAAGGTTCCGAATTTCAATTTATAGGCATGGACGAAGTTACAGAAATTAGGGAGGCAGATTATAGATATCTGTTCTCTCGTTTGCGTAGGCCTTCCACTGGGCCACTATCTCAAGTTCCTTTGAGGATGCGTGCAGCTACTAACCCTGCGCCAAACTGGGTTCGTCAAAGATTTCTTGTAGAAGGAGGCGACAAAGGCCGAATATTTGTGCCTTCAAAGCTTACCGATAATCCGGGTATTGATCCTGAGTCTTATCGGGCAGTCCTACAAGAACTAGACCCAGTAGAAAGAAAGCGGCTAGAATTTGGAGACTGGTGGGCAACTACTCTTGGCTCCATGTTTGACAGAACCCAATTTGAAATCTTAGAACCAGCAGAAATACCAGATTTTGATAAAAATACTACGATTGTAAGATTCTGGGATTTAGCAGGTAGTGAGCCAAGCCCATCCTACCCTGATCCTGACTGGACAGTTGGTTGCTTAGGTGCCATGCATGAAGGCATCTTCTACATAATGGACGTTAGGCGCATTAGAGCCAAAGGCGATAAAGTTGAAAAATTTATAAAAGAAACTGCCGAAGAAGACGGACCCGATATAACTATACAGATGGAACAAGAACCAGGCTCTGCGGGTAAAAACCTAATTGACCAATACGCACGATACGTGCTAGCAGGCTACGCTTTTACAGGACAACGAGCAACAGGTGATAAAGAGACTAGGGCTAAGCCTATGGCTGCTTCAGTTGCTAACGGCAATGTTAGGTTGCTGCGTGGCGCTTGGAATACGGATTACATTGACGAGATGTCTGCGTTCCCTGAAGCTCATGTGCATGACGACCAAGTGGATGCTTCTGTCCACGCTTTTAACTTATGTGCTGGTTTGGGTATGGGCCTTAAGACTAAGCTAGAGATTATAGTTTAAAGTACGTCTAATTGTTCCATGAATAAGCGTTGAGCTTCATATAGCCTCTGGCGGTATTCTTCACGTTCTATATCTACCCGATCTTTAGCAGCCTCTACTGATGCAAGCGCAGCAACAGCTACCTCAAAAGGAAAAGTAATAGTTATGTACTCTTGCTCATCCATTCCATTCCCTATCTAAAACATAAATCTGATTAATGCCCTTATCTAAATTATCAGCTAAATCAATAATTTCTTCAGGCAGCATTCTAACACACCCCCATGAATCTGGGTACTGCTCATAAACTGAATCGTAGTGATTTGTGCCATGTATTAAAATTCCTCTAATAACTGAATTAGAATTTCGCTCCTCCTGAGGGTACATCCTTAAGATTACGGTTGTTAACTCTCTTGTGATCAAGGACCTTTGGTTTTTTGGAAGGGTTTGGTCTACAACTGCATAAACTCCAGAACAACTACTAGTGGTCCACTGAGCGCCTATTTCATCAACGTCACAAACCGTTGCTTCCGAACCAATAGTGGTCATGTAGCCAACTGGAGTTCTGTGAGATCCAACTACATTACCTAATCTTACTATACTCCCTACGCTTGAGTTAAATGAGCCATGTCCTGTTGACACTCTATACTGTCTCCGAACACTTCCGTCTACCACATGCCACATAAACTGTGTCTCTGGATCAACTATAAGAATAGAGCTAAGTAATTCACCTGAAGCTTCTTCAAGCTCTACAAGACCTGTCGCCACAGGCTCTGGTGGGGTGTTGCTTGCGGTGGGGGTAAAGAATGCCATGCTTGACGTTACGCTAATAGCTACTAGAATTCTTAGAACATACAGCATAATGTATTCCATTAGAAAAGAGTTTCCTCTTGTGGGGATCTTCCACTCTTAAGCTGCTTATGTTTATCAATACAAGCTGAATGTGCCCAAGCATCTGGATCTGACATGAAAGCTAAAGAATTTATGCCTCCTTGTGGTCTAACTTGCGCCCACCCCGACACTTTCCTATATGTACCTACTTCACCAGCTCTTACAGGCTCTTCACAAAAATAACAAATAGACTTCATCTTAGTCCTCCGCTAATATTTTATATGCTACTAACTTATCCCTGTGTACTAAATTATCTATTTCAAACGATTGCTGTATGGCATCAGCTTCTTCTACGTTCCTATGAAAATCATAAAACTCACAAATAGAATTAAACAAAGCCCATTTGGTTTCTCCAAAAGTTTCTGAGTTTATTCTTGATAAATAAAGCTGCTTAACTTTATCGTGAACAAACTCTGTATACTCTCTTTTCTTTTTAGTGTTAGCCTTAGACAAGCTCCAAATTTTTTTAAGGTATTCATTCACTTGATAATTTCTTAATTCAACTGAGAGCAATTGTATGCTGTCTGATAACTGTTTCGTCCACACATCTCTCATCATTAACACTTCAGAAGCTTCTTCTAATCTATCCGTAGCGTTTGGCGTGTGTCGCTTCCTTAACGAAAAAGCAGCATAATCAGCATCAGATGAAATTCTATAAATAGTTGAGTTTAGTCTTCTGCTATCAAGGTTGTAGTAACAAATAGGTATTGATCCATCATGTGAAGTCATTATAACTATATAGTTATCTATAACGTCTTGATTTTTTGTATCGGGTCTTAGCGTCAACTGCGTAGTTCTAACGCACGCAAAAAACTTTCTTCCCCCATCTAAAGTTCCAACACTTTCTAAAGCTGCTTTGCCAGAAGATCTGTTTACAATAGCTATTGCTTTATCAATAATAATTTCATTAGGAACCACCTGATATCTACCTTTTACCACTTCCCAATTTACTAAGTCTAAAGTTTCAGGGTCTAACCTACCAGTAACATACCTGTCTTCTACAGTCATGAACTTACCAGTCTTTAAGTCTTCAACTTGAACAGGGCTTAATATTACCTCATAGTCCGCATCAGCTTTTTCTAACATCTCCTCTTTTGACAAAGTTGTGTTTACGGCTTTTCCTATTTTGTGCCAACTTGGGGATTTGTACACTTTTACCTTTCGTTGTTTAAGCTTTTAAAAGCAACCTTATCAAGCGTTACTCCCAGCTCCCACGCTACTATGCATACATAGCTAAGGACTTCTCCAAGTTTCAAAAGCATTTCATCTCTTTCTAACCCATCAGATAGTTCTAAGCCATCTTCAATAGAAGCAGTAGCAAAGATTTCAAGATCATCAGCTGCATCTTGAATCTTGTTGATGTTTCCCATCATTTCAGAATCAAAATCAGAATTTAGTCTACTCGTTGAACTTCTAACCGCTGCTTGGTATGCATTTATTTCAAGTCCCATTTTATACCTTTTCTGAGTGACCCGTAGGTCTTTCTATATGTATGTCTTCGCCGCTTGCTGATTCAATAGGAACCCATGCAGGCGAGTATGTATGTTGCTTTACTTTTCTCATTTTTACTAATGATCCCTCTAACAATATTTCAAACTCGTTTTGAGACATGCCTAGTTTTTTGCGTAGTTTACTATCTGAGTATTTACCTGATTGATAAATTCTCCTTATTAATCTAGATAAAAACTTAGCAACCACTACGCCCCTATATCTATTCAAATCTATATGCAATAACATTGCTTCCACTTTATTTGCTTTCACCACTACAACGGGTACATCTTTTATACCTAACTCATTAGCTATAACCCAACGATGATACCCATCTATAATTGTGCCATCTTTAAGTATAACCAGAGGGCTTAAAATTCCGTATTTTTCTATAGCCGCTACCAACTGCTTATAGTCAGGCCTAACTATGTAACACACGCTTTTCCAATCAGCGGGCTTAAGGTCGTTCGTTTTTGCACTATCCATATTATCTCCTGTCATCATATTTATCTAACGAGTCAGCATCTGCAAGCATCTGCTCCTCTTGTTTTGCTAAAGCTGCTATTCTCATTGAATGCGCTCTTGTCCTTGGACCAACAGGCGACGGCGCATCTCCATGAAAATTATGTAGTAACAACGTTCTAAGTAGGTGGTCTATTGGATAGCTAAATGTATCTGTAGCATGTTTTTGCTTATACTTATGGCAGTACGCTAAAGCGTCACGCTTCATGCCTGGCGTCAACATGGAATCTTCAACGCACATTTTTACACCGTCCCAACCCATTTGGGCATAAATGTCTATAAGTTTTTCTATATCAAACTCCGCCCACAATCTTTTTTGAGCATCTATTTCTGGGAATACGTCATATAATCCATCGTAGAACTCTGGTTCAGTTCTTATAACATCTTCAAGCCGCCTTGCAGCAACTGAATGTAAAGGAATACCAACTCTTTGGTTAGCCCCACTCATGGCAGCAAAATCATAATACTCGCAATAAGAAGCCCCATGTTCTTCTGTTATAAACTTAAGAGCATCATCAGCGGTCCAGTCATAAATAATTTTTGCAAACTTTAAAGGTATTTTCTTAGGAAGCCCATAAGGATGATTAATATAGTTTTCGTGTAGCTTTTGAACTACCGTTCGGTATCTGATCATTGACTCATTAGCACGCACACCTGTTATAAATGCTACCTTACCTTGCTTGCCTTGCATTGTGTAATTGTCAATACCCAAAGGTATTTCTTCTTTGCTATCTAAACCAAAGTGCTCAGCACGTATGCAGTTTTCGGGGTAAGGCCTAAACAATCTACCTTCTGCTTCTCTATTCCCTGACCATAATAATATATAAGCTCGTTGACCTAGAACCCACTTTTCTTGACCTTGGGGTAGGCAATACCACTCCATATCAACCCAATCATAGTTACTTACTTCTGTTACATATTCATCTACAGATGGAGATAAAAA